AGATGAGTGGTACCATTGCGTTGGCAACTGCAACCGGTCTAAACTCATTTGAGCTTACTACGGGACTTAGCACGGCCAGTGTTCGTCAAAATTATCAAGGAGCAGGCGTTGTAGTAAAGGATACGGGTGTTAAGGGACAATTTAATCTTGTTATGGCGGATTCGGACTATAACGGTACTGAATTAAAAACAGTTTTTAACTTTAATACCAACAGTTCCAAGTACATTCGTAAGGTCTTTAATACTACTCCCCAGCGCATCAATCCTAATATAGTTGATAACGAGTTGAACTATTTCTTAGGTGAAACTTTTGATCGTCATGTTAATTCTCAGATTTTAACGGATGCAGTTAATGGGCAAACGTTTGCTGCTGTAGTTCCTCTACACCGGGCGTCCGCAGCGGACGGTGATGATTTCCGCTCGACGCTGCAGTCTGCACAGTCGCCGGCGATTATTGGCTGCGACGTCGTAGATCGTGGCACGAGCGCCAACGCGTATCGTGCCGATCAAATGCCAACGTTGTTTACAGTTCATGCTTTAAATCAACCCGGCGACTGGACCAATAGAAATCTCAAGGTTTCAATTCAGGATATTAAGGTTTCTACCAATGAAGACGATCCATACGGAACTTTCTCTTTGGTTGTGCGCGCCCTAAGCGATACTGATAATGTCGTGCAAGTGGTGGAACAGTTTAATGATCTAAATCTTAACCCCAATTCATTGAATTACGTTGCCCGCAAAGTTGGCGATAGGTACACTCAGTGGAACACCATAGAACGGCGCTATTCCCGTCAGGGGGACTATGATAATGTCTCTAGCTATATTCGTGTCGCAGTGAATGAAGATATTGCGGGTGAAAACCCCTCACTACTGCCGTTTGGCTGGAAGGGGATTGTCAAATATCTCGACGAAACCGGCGACGATCTGCTCACTGCTGCTGTTTCGACGGGTAACTGGATCGCTTCGAGCTCTGTTGGTCGCAACACCATGGGTGATCAAATGAACCAGGACGCGGAGAACGTGAACAGTAGAGGTGTCTTTACCACAGGGTCTGTTTTCGTTGTGAGATCCTTCATGTCCGGAAACTATGTCACAGCATCGACAGGAACCGGAAACAACGGCGAATACCTGCCTGGTCTAAATGTTGGACGTTTGGATGCTCTCAGTTGCTCAGTATACTATCCTTCTCCGGAGTTTAGAGTAAGCGCCTCTGTGGGTAATCTTCAGAATCCCACGGATGCATACTTTGGTCTTCAGACAACTAGAACCCCCGGCGGTACTCGATTTGATACCTCTACTATTGATTTATTGCGTCCCCGCGGCGGCGTTGTTAGCAATATGTTTGGCGGCGTTAACGCTACATTAAAACTCGAAGAATCAATGTATTTTACTCTCGATGATATTGTGCATACGACCACTTTTGGTGCGGTCTGGACATCGGGCTCCCACGCAGCAGGCACGTCACTCACAAATCTAAGTGGCGCTATCTCTGGAGTGTTGGACAAGGGCTATGACCGATTTACTGCACCTCTTTATGCAGGGTTCGATGGTGTCAATATCAAGGAACTCAATCCTTTCAATAGTAGTAATGATAATTTGCCATCTACTGCAACAGATACGACTAACTATGTGTTTAACTCCGTGAGGCAAGCCATTGACTCTGTTGCTGACCCCGAAGTTGTTGAAATGAATTTGGCAACAATTCCCGGACTACGTCATGAAGGTCTGACTACCAACTTACTCAATGTATGTGAGGACCGAGCGGATGCATTAGCTATTATCGATCTCCCAGGCGGCTACCGCCCCCGAGCAGAAGGTAAAACGTCCGCGAGAAATAATAACGCCAGTGAAGTTAAGAGTGTGATTAATTCATTGCGGGACCGAGCGCTAAATTCATCGTACGGTTGTTGTTTCTTCCCTTGGGTGAGAGCACGGGACACCATCAATGGTGCATCTCTGTGGGTACCACCCTCGATTGCAGCCCTGGGCACCTTCTCAAGTTCACAAAAGAAAACCCAAGTGTGGTTTGCTCCGGCAGGCTTTAATCGCGGCGGGTTGACTGAAGGTAGCGCAGGTATTCCGATTGTGGATGTAGCCCACCAGCTGCGCCGCAAGGACCGGGACGACCTGTATAGTGCAAACATTAACCCAATTGCGAAGTTCCCTGCAGAGGGCATCGTAGTCTTCGGACAGAAGACATTGCAGGTGACCCCCTCGGCGCTTGACCGGATTAATGTTCGCCGTTTGATGATCTTCTTGAAGAAGAGAATCTCACAGGTAGCTTCAACCCTCTTGTTTGATCCTAACGTACAAACCACTTGGACACGCTTCATTTCTTTGGTGCAGCCCATCCTGGCAAATGTTAAGACAAACTTTGGTTTGACTGATTACAAACTTGTTTTGGATGAGACCACGACAACTCCCGATTTGATTGATAGAAACATCTTATACGCTAAGATTTTCTTGAAGCCTGCACGCGCCATTGAATACATAGCGATTGATTTTAATATCACTAGAACTGGAGCGTCATTCGACGATTAATAAAAGAGATGTTTTCATTTAATACACTATTTAACTTAGAACTTTATAGGAGAAACTGACAAATGCCATTCTGGACAGACGCTTTATCGGAACCAAAAAGAGCACATAGATTTTTCTTGGAGATTCCCGGCCTTATCGGCCCCAACCAGGAACAAAAATTTACGTACGCTAAATACTTAGCCAAATCAGTTACGAAGCCCGGCTATACTATCGGAACGGCGACCCACAAGTTTTTAGGAAACACCTATTATTATCCCGGCTCGGTTGAGTGGAATGAAATTACGGCTGTTATTGTTAACTCTATTAATCCCGACGGCAACCAACTTCTCATGAACGCTTTGACCGGGATGGGATATTTAATGCCCGATGTTCAGGAACAGGTTATCACCTCCACGCAGCTTCCAGGCACAGTTAATAAAGCTGATGCAGCTCAACAGCTTGGTGTTGTTACAATTGTAGAAGTTAACGGTGAAGGAGGCGAAGTGGCTAGATGGGAACTCAATAATACTTTCATCACTAACGCCGCTTTCGGAGATTTAAATTACGACAGCGATACAGAACTCCTTAATATTACCATTGGAATGCGCTATGATTGGGCTACGTATACTTCGGGCCCGGCAGTTGATTTTTCAGCAGGCTCCTAATAACGTAGTTTAGAAAGAAGGTATTTAATGGCTCGAAGAAGAAATTCAGAGCGTTTTACAGCCCCCACTCCTCAAGATGCAAGCGCCGACGCGGCTGCCCAATCGCAGTCGCATAATATATTTTCGTTTGTAACACCGACTGAGTTTGTGGAGCTCCCCAGCAAAGGCTTGTTTTATCCGGAAGATCATCCTCTCGCGGATGCGGAAACTATCGAAATCCGGCACATGACAGCCAAAGAGGAAGATATCTTAACTTCCCAAGCTCTTTTAAAGAAAGGGCTCGCTGTTGATCGACTCATAGAATCTGTAATTATTGATAAAAATATAAAAGTTGACAGTCTCTTAATCGGAGACAAGAACGCACTTTTAGTAGCGTCTCGAATAACGGGTTATGGACCCCATTACGATACAACTGTTAAATGTCCCGCATGTGGAGAGGTAAATAATAAGATTTTTAACCTCGACGACCTTTCGTTTACTAATATTTCGGAGATCCCAGAAGGGGTTACAATGACAGAGGGAGGTAACTTTGCGTTTACTCTTCCGAAGTCCGGGGTAATAGTGGAAGTGCGGTTGTTGACTTCTCGCGACGAGCGTACGATGACGGAAACGAACCAAAAAAAGAGAAAGCTTAATCTTCCAGATACTCGCAGTACGGACCTTCTTAAACTCGTCATAGTATCCATAAACGAGCATGATAATAAAGAAGATTTGAACCGGTTCATCGAACAAATGCCTCTTCAAGATGTAAAACACCTTAGAAAGACTTATGAAACTGTAAAGCCAGATGTGGATGTAACCTACGATTTTTCTTGTACTCACTGCTCTCACGACGGGGAGGTGATGATGCCTTTAACGGCACAGTTTTTTTGGCCTGACGCCTAAATATCAACAAAGCGTTTATGAAGAATTCTTCACCCTAAAACATTATGGTGGGTGGTCATTTTTTGAGGCCTATAACCTCCCAGTCCCTCTGCGCCAGTGGTTTGTGGAACGACTTGTTAAAGAGTACAAAGACCAAAATGAGGAATTCGATCGCCAGAGGAAGAAGTAGTCGCGCCTTTTTAATTGTAGACTATTTATATTAGGGAGCGTACCAGATGGACGATTTAACCACAGATATTATTTATCTAGACAACCGGGATGGTAAGCTACATGAGCGCCGGTGGAAGACGTATAGTAAATTTGCCGGCCAAGTTAAGCTGGCGCTTCTAGACCTGTATGCTTCGGGGATAGCCCTTCCTCTTAAGCTTGTGGGCACACAATCCCAAATCA